CACGGGAGAAATTTCCCGACTTAGCCCAAATTACCGGGCAAAAGTATAGATCGACACTTTTCGGTACCCTTCCGACCCGGGCAATGGCCATAGTACTCGGCCATCTTTGCCTTTTTCTAACGGTTCCGTAGCAACCAAGTCTTTGTCCAACGACTCTTGTGAAGTCGGTAGGTTAACTGGTTTCATTGGACGAAACACGTCTGGATCGATTGCATCCCCCTTTACGTAAATGCTGTAAAGAGGGGTGACGTAGTCACCAGGCCACAGGTTTGGAACCTTGGCTGGTGCTCTTTGAAAGGTATCAAAGAACACTCCGCAATACCCTTTGCGCCGAAATTCGCGCTGGATCCGGCCACCCCAATCTCTCGATATAAGGTGACCATCGCCATAACCGTCTGGGCCGTAAAGCCTTAGCGGTTCAGGGATAAGCGCCTCCACTTCCAACGCGTCGTCGATGTTATGATTTCGCATGTAGAAGTTGTGGAGGGCAAAGAGTGTCTCGCAACTTACCGCCGTTTTCTGGTAGTAAGGGCGAGTGTCGATGCCCAGATAGTAATCAGCACCACACGATTCACGGAAAGGACCAGCGACATACGATTTTAACCGATTAACGGTAAAGCCGCATTCTTCTAGCACCTCGACGACTTCTCTGACCCGGTTACTTGGGCAGATAATGTCATCGCCGTAAACGCTCACGCTTGAAACCTGGTCTTCACAGACCGAAGCAGTGAGCGCCCAAAACAGTAGCGTCTGTAGGGGAAAAGTGTAACCATTCCCCATGGACGAGAACTGCTCGAGCTGTATGGTTTGGTCGCCAAAAACGACCACTCCGCAGCCGGCTGCCCGTAACAGGGCATACCAAGCTTCTGGCAAGAGGAACTTGACAAGTTCTTTGCAGATGGTGTCGGAGGCTGATTGGAGATCGAGCGTAGCCAGGTCGTCGTTGAGACTTCCAAGCCGCGCCATCATCTGATTCTTGCTCTGGTCAGTGATGTCGATCCCCGCGCGACGCAACGCCTTCTCCAGCCAAATCCCAAGCCCCCTTTGTAAGAGGGTATTCAGGGTCTGCTGGACGATTATCGGGCGGTACGTCTTCGCGTTTTTGGGCACGAACTCAAGGCGCCCCGGCGATATAACAACCGGAACGTACGCGGTTTCAAACCCCTCCTCGTCGATCCACGGCAGCCCGTCGCAGTGGCATTCTAGCCACCCGGGCATTGCACGTAAGAGAGACGGGAGGAAACCGCTCCTCAAGAGAAGCTCGCTACACTGGGGCGTTTCAGCTAATTTCTGCTGAGGGTTCGCCTTCCTCTTTGTTATTGAGGTCGTACTACCCGGGCCAAAACGCAGGTCCAGGTCCCCAACTTTAGGACAAGGTCCTAACACCTTCGCTATTTTCCGACGGGCCCTGAAAAGGGCCAATACGACGCCGGGGGAGAACTCTCCCGAAAGTCCGGAAGCTAGGGTGCGAAACTTGTTGTTGGAGGACCGGCATTGCAAGTCGGCCAGGAGAAATGCATTGTACGCGACAAGTTCCTTCTCCGATTCATACGGAAGGGGCTCAAGTTTCTGAAAGAACCCCAAGGCTTGTCTACACTCGATCAACCATTGAACCGGCCAATCGAATGACGTAAGATGCAGATCAAACCCGATGATGCTGGCCCAGTCACCTTGCTTGATCAGCTCGGCGATCTGGATGCCAATCGGGCCGCCCCGAAGGGCGTGACGGATAGAGAGGCTCCGCAGTACCTGGAGTGAATCATCAAGACTCCACTCGTCCGTCCAACCAGTTGTTCTGCTGCTCAAAGGTTTGTCCTTCTTCATCATAGTCCCTTTCTTGGGTGATGGATGAACACGACAGCGCGCAACCCCCGCCTGCCACGCATGTAGCGTGCATAGCGAGAATGCACATCACAGTAGCGGCGATAAACCGCGTAGGGCCATCCATGTTTAGGATGCTGTGATGCCCTGGTCAACCAGTTCAGCTGCCGGACCCACCGAAGGCGCCGCCACCGAGGTGGAGACGTTGTTGAGGAGGTTCGTGACAACTTGTTTGGCCAACCGCCGCTCCGCAATGGTGGCCCGCTCGTGAAAGTAACACACGACGGACACCTGATTCACGTAAGCGACACGGGGCGCAGCCGTATAACCAGCGGCATTCTGGCCGGAGACGGATTCCATGACTGGGACCTCGACCCGGATCTCGCAGCGCTCCATATTCCCCCGGAGCTTCTTGAAGAACGTCGTGAGACGCACATTCGCGAAGATCGGGACGGCCAAAAGAGCTTCGCGCCAGAAAGCGACCATACCGAGTTTTTCATCGGTCTTGGAGCCCATGGGTACGAAGGTATGTGACACGGGAGCTGCTGCACCGTCGAATACGACGATGTTTGCTTGAGCTGACATTTGTAAGCCTATATAAAAGGAGGTTATAGATGTGGGCGGGGTCTGCGAAACACGACCTCGTCCTGTGCTTTTGCCCAACCGCTCCAAATTAAAGCAGCGGCATTCTTGATGTGACCGAGCGACAGCGCCTTTTCCAGGTCTTTTGGACGAGGAGTTGGGACACTCAGGGTTGTACCCTGCGTTCGGTCCACCCATACAATCTTGCGGTAGACGCCATTGCACTGATGGTTCCGCCACGAGGACGGTTTTGGGTATTGGTTAACCCAATCAGGATGGCAGTACTGGGAGTGCGGATACTGTGGGAAAGCTGAAGGCCAGGTGGCCTTTTCGCATGCAACCAGTTTCTTTGTGCCCTCGCTCAAGTATTTCATCGAGCGACTATACCGAAGATTTAGACCGCCCAAAAAGCCAATTGTGTCCAAGTAGTTACCGATCGGAATAAACCAATCGATCACAAACGAGAACGGCATGACTTCCCAAGCCACGCTCAGTGGGTTGAGCAACCCCAACGAACGTGCGACACTAATACTCTCGACTAAGGTAACGCGTATCTCACCCCACACGGTCCACTGGACCAGAAAGGAGTAACTCGCGCCCGTGGTGGCGTCATTCACCACGACAGGTGCCTGCTTGTTTCTGCAGACAACCTGCACTTCCCTTGGTAGTGATGTCTTGGATTCGATCCAGTGCATCACCTCCTCGATATCCTTTAACAACGGCTTCCACGCGTACTGCATGGCCAACCATGTCTGGGCTATCTCCTCAGGCTTTAAACGGTCGGCACTACGATCATGCCATTTCCCATTGCCCTTTCTCACTCCTGAACCAGCTACGGTACGCGTAAGATTCCGCCATGCCTCCGCAAAATTACCGCGGCGGGCGTGTCGGTACGCATTGAAAACCGAAAGACTGGATCCAACGACTGAGTTGAGCGCCTTGTGGAACTCTGCTCCAAATATACCAGCGTTAAACTGATGTTCTCTGAGAGCGTCGGTGATTTTCCCAAGTAGAGCTAGCTCGGAATTGTTTGTCCAGAGGGGTTTTGTTTCATTTATTTCATACCCCTGGTACTGCCGCCAAACGATCCCGTTGTCGGGTCTGCTGTACTCCGTCAGTTGAGAGTTTTCTCGGATGACGACCTTGGCTGTGTACGGGTTTTCGGCCTTGTGATTGACGGGATCATTTCCGCCATTCCAGTTCCTAGACCTGTACGTACCAGCCGCGGTCATTCGATCGAAAGTTTTATTCCCAACTGTCAAAGCTTCACCTCCTGCGTTGTTATGCAGAAGATCCGGTTCTGCAAAGACCGGTTAAACAGAACTCCCCTGGTTTCGTCTTACTAGCTTTCTCTTCTGAGTTAATAGGCCAGCAGTTTCGATGGTTGCTTAGCGACCGTCACCCTAACATACTCAGAGGCGATGACAGTTTTTAAGCGAAC